ATGACGAAAGACGAACTGGCCGCATGGGCCAACGACCCCAAGCGCCGCGACACCCTGCCGTATGGGCTGTTCGAGCCGCCCTATCAGAAGGGCATCGTAGGCGCTGCGTTCGTAGTGCGTGGCGTGCTGTACTTCAGGAACGGCTACGCGGATGCGACACGCAAGGCACTGTCGCGATGCTACGACCGCTATCTCGACGTCGTCACCAAGTACGAAGCGCTATTGGCAAAGGCCGAAGACCGCGACCCGCCGAAGGCCGGCCCGATGCGATGGTTCTACGCAGAGGGCGAGACGCCCGTCGCGTTCGACAAGTCGCCCGGCTTCCCCGACTTGGCGAAGCGCCTGCCGAGTAACGCCGCCCTCGTGTCGACCACGACCAGCGCGGATCACAAGCTCGCGGCCGGCTTCTACGATTTCGCCGTGTTCTGCCTCGAAGACTGGGAAGCGAAGTTCGGGCGCAGCCTCGACGTCATGTCGTTCACCGTGCCGCGCAGCTTCCTGCAACTCGCCCCCGGCGCGTTCGAGCGCCTGTTTGCCGAGTTCGCGGATTGGCTGCGCCCCGTGCACGGGCACGCCGGATACGCGGTCAACCTCCCGCCGATGGGGCGCGATCCGAACGAAGCGAGCGAGTATTTTTGGGCGCGCCAGTACGGAGCCGGGCTGGACGTCGGGAGTCCGCGGCGCACCTGCGTGCGCGACCTCACGGACAAGCTCAAGACGGTCGACTGGTTGACCGCAATCGATGCCGATCTAGTGCGCGCAGCGGGCGGCACAGAAGGGCTGATGCTGCCTCCGGACTGGTATCGAAAGACCCCTTTCGGCGACGGCGGCCTCATCATTCAGGCGGGCACGGAACCGCAAACAGGCGTATCGATGGGAGCAGGGCAACCGCCGGCACTACCGGCCGCATATGTCCTGCTGAACCAGGCGCTGCGCCCCATCGTCGCCGACACGATCGACAGCCTGCAAGATGGCACGGCCAGCAGCACCGCGCCCCTTCTCAGCACTACCGTCGCGAGCGAAGCGTGGTTGCGACGCTTCAATGTGCCCGACGACGAACTCCCCGGCTACTGGATCGAGCTTCACAAGACGGCGAAGCTGCCTGCGACCCAATGATGCGTGGCCGGCCGATGGCACACGCGACCACCGACTATCCCCATACACTGCTCGCGCGACCGCTTGACCCTCGGGGAGGGGCTCTTACCGCACGATGTCGGCGCCTCGTGAGTTGCCCGTTATGGCCAATGGTCCAGGATGAGCCAAGGAATGCAGAGACTGCGTAACCAAGGCGCATAAAACTGCAAAACGAAATCGTCCCGTCGGCCGCCGCGCGGCCCGCGCCGGGCGGGCCGGAGCGCCTAGCTTCCAAAACTGCAGATTTTGCGGGCATCCGGGCCCTTTCTGACGAAGCCCTCCCTCGAATTGGAAACGCGTCGGGTAGACGCCACATGACCCTGATCCCTTGTTCCGAACGTTTGCATTCGGACTTTTACTGACACCCGAACGGCATCCGGCCAACTGGGTTTTGTCTTATAGTTGGGCGCAAATCAAATCAAATCCGATGGTCTGCCACTCGACGATTTGGGGCACCCTCAGCGGGTTAGACGATGGGCCGATTTCAGCATGTGCTGAATGTGTCGCGCTTGAATGCGATCGTAGCAGGACGGGGAAAGTCACAATAACGAGGGGACGAATCATGACGTGTGAAGTCGCAGTCCTTAACCAGTATGCAGCCGTCATCGCCGCTGATAGTGCGGTGACCTATACGAACGGGGCGACAGAAGAAGTGCGCTACTCGAAGGGCGGAAACAAGATTTTCCAGCTGTCACATCACCAACCGGTTGGCATCATGATCTACGACAGCGGTTCGCTTCTTGGCGTACCGTGGGAGATCATCATCAAGGAGTACCGGAAAGACCTTGGTACCGCCTCGTTCGACACAATTGAGGAATATGCTGACCATTTCGTCAGCTTTATTTCGAACAACAGGCTGTTCTTCCCAGACGCCGAACGCGATGCCAACTACGTGTCCGTGATCGGGCGGGCGATGATGATGCTTCTATCGCACGCCGTGTATCAAAATTCCATTCTGCGTGACGCGAACGCTTCAAGTGCGGACCGCGCTGCGGCTTGGGCCGCCTATTTCAGTGCAGTTGAAGCGCGTTGCAATGCCCTGCCCTATCTGAACGGATTTGACGACGCGCAACTAGATGCGCGGCGGCAACTCGCACTCAGCGGTAGTTTGGTCAATGACGCTACGACTGCTGTCGCCGCCCTGGCGACCGATGGGCAAGCATATGTAAGCGACTTCGTAGACATCGACGATTGGCTTCGTATCACCATCCTGCAATCGGCCAAGGAATTTGGTAGCTATCTGCAGGTAAGCGGACTGGTTTTCGCGGGGTATGGGAAGTCGCAGTTTTTCCCTCAGTTGGCCGAACGAAAGGTTTCAACCTTCACGGGCCAGTCTGTTGTGTGGAGTTCTGGCAACACCTTGACAGTGACCCGCGACCAACCGTCGCACATCTCGCAATTTGCGACGACATCGATGGTTGATGTGTTCACGAAGGGATATGGCTTTGGCATGTTCCTGGCAGTCGATGACGCCATTGACGCGACGTTCAGCGGGATACCCGCAGCGATATCCGCTGCTGCCGGAACGGCTCTCCCGCATGATGCACCGGCAATCTTCCAAGCGGCGCGAGAAGCCTTTCATCAGGCGTGGACACAACGTCTACATCAAGAAAACTTTGCCAAAATTCAGGGCACGATCGGCACACTACCTATTGACGAAATGGTCCATCTTGCCGAGACAATGATCGTGCTAGAATCTTTGAAGGAAAAGGTGACATCGCCTAGCCAATCGGTCGGAGGACCGGTTGATATTGCCGTTATTGCCCGCGAAGAAGGGCTTGTGTGGGTGAAGCGTAAGCAGTTCTTTGATTCTGCGAAGAATCCTCGGTTCATGCTTCGCCAACAACAAATCTACCGATGAGGGACGTATGACCAACGCCACGGTTCTCGTAAAAATTGCGACGACAATGATTGCTAAGGATCGCGCAAACGAAGCCCCGGTTGACCTGTCTCGCACGGGCCGCGAGCGCGATCGGAGTGAAGCTGACAGCAAAGCGCTGCTTGAATTCGTACGGCTGACGAAGAACACCCCCCTTCCAGCTACAAGTTCAGTCCCATCGCAGCTATTCAACGTTCGCTGAAAAAAGCCCCCACTTGGGGGCTTTTTTTGCCTCACGCACATCGTCATCGTTCACCGCTGCGACCTCAAGACGCCGCGTTCTGGCGCCGTCTGTAGTCACGGTTGCTCTTGGGCCGACGCAAATCGATGACCGGCTTCGCTGCAAGCGCGGCAACTTCGTCAATGTCGAGACTGCATAACCAAGGCGCATAAAACTGCATAACGAAATCGCCCCGTCGGCCACCGCGCGGCCCGCGCCGGGCGGGCCGGAGCGCCTAGCGCATGCGTGCATAAAAACCGTTCATTTTTGCGGGCAGGTGGGGCGGGGTCACAACTGCGCGCGCGGGGTCGCGATCAGCATCCTCTGGCAGGGTCCGGCCCCAGGAATGCCCCGCCGGCGCGTCAGGCGGCCCGCCACGGCCCTGCTGCGCTTCGGCCCGTGTCGGACCGGCCATCCGCCGGCGACCGCCCTGAGCCGCCCTACTTCGCCCGAGCAGCGCAGACGACGGACGCAAAAAAGCCGCCGGCACCGATGTGCCCGGCGGCTTTTGCCCTAGCGGTCGCGCGGTCGGGCGTCAGCCCTTCGCCGTCTCGAAGTCCCTGAACCGCACCACTTCGATGCCGAGCCAGTCGTTCACCTCCCGCAACCGCGCCTTCAACGGCTCGATCTCGAGGTCATTGAACACCCCGGCCGCCTTCTCCACGTCCCCGAACCCGCCTGCGTTCGACGGAATGATCCCCATCAGTTGCGGCGGCACGCGGTGCGCTGCGAGCTGATCCTCGACCGTCACCTTCTTGATGTTCCAGAACTCGTCCTTCGCCGCGACCTCGCCGATCGGCAGGAGCTGGATGCCGTCCTTCTTCCCCTTCGGCGCGTACATGAACAGGTTCCGGAAGTTGCCCGGCCCCTTCGCGTTCTTCAGCGCCGAGCGCAGGTTGTCGACGTCTTCCTGCTTGTCGGCCGGATCGGTCATGTACAGGATGAAGCCCGCATGGCTGCCGTTCTTGTAGTAGCGCCGGCGGAACAGCGTCGCGCTCTCGTTCAGCCAGGTCGAGTTCAGCGCCGACATGTATTCCGGCAGCCCGTAGATCTCCTGGTTCAGGTCCGGCTCGAACAGGTGATAGACGGCGCCCTTCGGAAACGCGTGCGGCTCGCGCACGTTCGTCACGAACCAGTATTGATCCGGCTCGACACCGACCCGCGTGTATTTCGCGAGCGCCGATTTCAGCGCCATCGGCGTGCCGAGCTGGTTCGTGCGCAGCTCGAGGTAGCTGTTCGCGAAGACCAGGTACTCGAGCACGAACCGGCTGAAGTCGGCGCGCGACAGCAACGGATGCTCGATGTACGCCTGCACGAGAATGTTGCGCTTCACGTAAATGGCCGAGCTGTGATGAGGTGCGGCCCGGAACGAACGCGCGAGGCCGTCGAGCGGCAGCGGCGGCTCGTACCAGTTCCCCATGCGCATGCACTCCACGTAGTCCAGCAGCTCGCGCCGGTCGAGCACTTCTACCGGATCGCCGAACGAGAATACTTCCGCGCGCGGCGCCGCGGTCGATTCCGCCGCCGGCTCGGCGCGGCCCTGCGTGCGGCGCCCGGCGCCGCGTCGATACTTGCGTGACATCAAAAAATCTCCATGAATCCGGTATTGGTGGCAGTCGCCCCCTCGAGCGGCTCGTTCGCAAGCGCGTGCATGCACGCCCAGGCCAGGTCGCCGTGGCTCGCCTCTTCCGAGCGCGTTGTCGTGTACGTCACCTGCAGGCCGCTGGGCGTGATCGTTTTCTTGATCGCCATGAACGAGGCGGTCAGGTCGGTCCATCCGGCGTCGTACTCCAGCCGGCCCTTGCGGATCACGTTCTGCGCCTTCATCACCAGCATGGCTTTCACCTCGACCGAGTAGCGGATCGGCGTCGCGGCCGGAAAGAACTTGGTGACCAGCTCGTAGACGCCCTGGCCCATGCCAGTCGTGTCGATCCCGATGTAGGTGACGCGGTAGCGCCTGGTCAGCGCCTCGATCTGCGCGGCCTGCGCTTCGAAGTCCAGGCCGTGCCACTGGAACCGCTCGAGCACGCGGAATTTCCCGCCCGGATACTTCGGCGGCGCAATCACCACGCAGCCGGCGCTATCGCGCGTGCGTGACGGGTCGTAGCCGATCCATACCTCTTCGTCGCCAAACGGGCGCAGGTACAGCGGTTTGTAGTCGTCCCACACTTCCCAGGTGTCGACCAGGCATGACTGCATCGTCGACAGCGGAAACACCGACAGCGAATCGTCGATGAACTGGCACAGCAGCAGGTTCGCGTATTCGTCGGCGCTGTATTCGAGCTTCAGGCGTTCGAGGTTAAACAGGTTGCAGCCGCCGCGCACGGCGTCCTCGACGGTCACGATCTGCCGCCACTGGCCGTCGCCGCACGCGCGGCCCGGCGCCAGCGCCGCATTCGAGAGATCGAGCGACACGCGCTGATCTTTCGGCCGGCCGCGGTTGAACAGCGCGCCGGACCAGAACGGATAGGCGTCGTGCGCCAGGCTCGACGGCGTCGAGAAATAGGTCTGCCGCCACTGCGAATGGATCGCCATGCCGGACGCGACCTTGCGCAGGTCCTGGAAGCGCGGCACCCAGAAGTACTCGTCGAAATACAGGTTGCCGTGATAGCTCTGCGCGGTGCGTGCGTTCGTGCCGAGGAAGTACAGCGTCGCGCCGTTCGGCAGCACGATTGGATCGCCGCGCAGCTCGACGCCGACCGCGTCCTTCGCGAACTGGACGATGTACTGCCGGAACACGTGCGCCTGCGCCTTGCTGGCCGACAGAAAAATCTGATTGCGGCCCGTGTTCAGCGCATCGAGCAGCGCCTCGCGCGCGAAGTACCAGGTCGCACCGATCTGGCGGCTCTTGAGGATGTTGCGGATGCGTTCCTTGAAGCCCGCGCGATACCAGCCGCGCTGATACTCGAAGATCGATTCAAGGAACGCGTCGTTGAGCTTCTCGATCTGCTCGTCGCTGAACGCATTGCGCTCGTCCGAGCTGCGCGATCGGCGCGTGCCACCCGCGCTCCCGGACTCGCTCACCTTCGCATCGTTCGCCGGGCGCGGCCTCAACCGGTCGAGCTGACGCGTCAGCAGGTCGATCTCCTTGTAGTCGCGTCCTTCCTTCGCCTCCTTCGTCACCAGCTTGATCAACTGCGCTTCGATCGTCATGTTGACGCGATCGACCGGCTCGGTGTCGTCCCATCGGTCGCGCCGCTTCCAGCTATAGAGCGTGGCCGGCTTCTCGCCGAGCATTTCGGAGATGCGCGCGATGCGATACCCCTGCCAGTACAGGTCGCGAGCGCGCCGACGCGGATCGACGTCGGATGAATCGATGGGAAGAGCAGTCATGCAGCAAGGCTACCGACGCGCGCGCGTAGGCCCTACTGCATACGGTTGTATCGGTTGCGTCCACAACCAACATGCGTTGCGACGCGGGTTCGAACTGCCGACACTGGAATCCCTGAACACAGCCCCTCTCAGCGGATTCGCACATGGCACAGGACGCAAAGAAGACGAAATTTTTCTGCATCGCGACGGAAGGCGCGACCACGGACGGCCGAAAGATCGACCGCAAGATGCTCGAGCAAATGGCGAGCAACTACGACCCGAAGAAGTACGGCGCCCGAATCAACATGGAACACATTCGCGGCATGTATCCGGACAGCGCATTCCGCGCATATGGCGACGTGATCGCGCTGAAGACCGACGAGCAGGATGGCAAAACGCGCCTGCTCGCGCAGCTCTCGCCGACGAAAGACCTGATCGCAATGACCACCGAGCAGCGCCAGAAGGTCTACACGTCGATGGAGGTCGACCCGGACTTCGCCGGGACCGGTGAGGCGTACCTGGTTGGCCTCGCCGTCACCGACAACCCGGCGAGCCTCGGCACCGAAATGCTCGAGTTCAGCGCGAAGAGCAAGGCGCTCGATCCGCGCAAGCAGCGCCCGGAAAACCTGTTCAGCGCTTCGGTCGAGGCTGACATCGAGCTGGACGAAGACGCGGTGCGTACGAAGGATGCAGGCAAGTCGCTGTTCTCGAAGGTGCTCGGCCTGCTGAACCGCAAGGCAGCGACCGACGACCAGCGCTTTTCCGACCTCTCGCAATCGGTCGTCGCGCTCGCGGAAAGCCAGAGCCAGGTGCTCGAGCAGCTCGAAAAGTACAACGCGAATTTCGACGAGCTGAAGCGCGCGCAGCAGGACGGCGACAAGCGACACAGCGAGCTGGTCCAGAAACTGTCGCGCACCGACAGCAGCACGCAACAGCGGCCGACGTCGACGGGCAACGACAACGCGGCGCAGACCGACTGCTAACCCGCCCTCATCCCTTTTCCCATAGACGGAGAACCCATGCGGAACACCACCCGCGAGCAGTACAACCGGTACCTGGGCCGCATCCAGGAACTGAACGGCGTCAGCGATGCGACGAAGAAGTTTTCGGTCGCGCCGAGCGTGCAGCAAACGCTCGAAACCAAGATTCAGGAGTCGAGCGCATTCCTCGGCCGGATCAACATCCACGGCGTCGAGGAAATGGAAGGCGAGAAGATCGGCCTTGGCGTATCCGGCCCGATCGCGAGCCGCACCGATACGACCAAGCGAGCGCGCGAGACGCGCGACCTCTCGGCACTCGATAGCCAGAAATACCGCTGCGAGAAGACGAACTACGACCACCATATTCGCTACCAGCAGCTCGACGCGTGGGCGAAGTTCCCGGACTTCCAGGCGCGCCTGCGCGATTCCATCGTCGTGCGCCAGGCACTCGATCGCATCATGATCGGATGGAACGGCGTAAAGGTTGCGGACGATACCGATCTCGCCGCGAACCCGCTGCTGCAGGACGTGAACATCGGCTGGCTGCAGCAGTACCGCAATAACGCAAAGCAACGCGTGTTCTCGGGCGTGAAGATCGGCAAGGGCGAGGAATTCAAGAATCTCGACGCCGTCGTTTCGCTTGCGCGCAACGAGTTCCTCGACCCGTGGTACGCCGAAGACCCGAATCTCGTCGTGATCTGCGGCCGCGAGCTGCTCCAGGACAAGTATTTCCCACTCATCAACCAGGCGCAGCCGTCGACCGAAACGCTCGCAACCGACATCGTCGTCTCGCAGAAGCGCGTCGGCAACCTGCCGGCCGTCAGCGTCCCGTACTTCCCAGCTCATGCGCTGATGGTCACGCGCCTGGACAACCTGTCGATTTACTGGCAAACGAGCGCGCGCCGGCGCTCGCTGAAGGAAGTGCCCGAGCGCGACCGTATCGAGAACTATGAAAGCTCGAACGATGCGTACGTGATCGAACAGTACGGCGCCGGCTGCGTGGTCGAGAACATCCAGCTCGTCGACGCTGCCCCGGCCGCTCCGCAGGGTGGCGCATGACGAACCCGTTCCGCCAACACTTCCAGCGCACCGTCGCGGCGACGGCCGCGCGCGGCGCGCCGGCGAGTGTCGGCGGGCTGCGCGACGACTCGGCATATACGCTGATGCTCGCGCAGCTCGACGAACACCGCCGCGCGCTGAAGGGCGTCGAGTCGCTCGAGCGCAAGGCCGACCTGAAGCGGCAGTTTCTGCCCGCATACGACGCGTGGGTCGCGGGCGTGCTCGACGGCGCGGCCGGCGCCCAGGACGACGTGCTGATGACGATCATGGTCTGGCGCGTCGACGTCGGCGATTACCAGGGCGCGCTCGAGATCGGCGCGTACGCACTGCGGCACGGCCTCACGCTACCCGACCAGTTCAAGCGCAGCACGCCCTGCCTGCTCGTCGAGGAATTCGCCGACGCGGCGCTGCGCGCGAACCGGGCCGGCGAGTCGATCCAGGTCGAGCCGCTGATGGACATCGAGCAGCTCACGGCCGCGGCCGACATGCCCGACGAGGTGCGCGCGAAGCTGCACAAGGCGATCGGCTACGGCCTCACCGCCGTGTATCCCGCGAACGCACTCGACCACCTGCGCCGCGCATTGCAACTCTTCGCGAACGTGGGCGTGAAGAAAGACATCGAGCGGCTCGAGCGCGAACTGAAGAACTCCGCCAGCGGGGGCCAATCCGGCTCCGATGGCTGACGCCGAGCGTACCCCGCGCACCAGGCGGCACGGGGCCGTAGCCGGCACTGTCCGCGCGAAAGCCCCGTCCACCGCCTCTACCAATCACCGGCACGTACCTGATCATGTCCTTTGTCTCGACCCCGCCGCTGCCGCGCGCGCCGGCGGATGCTGAACCAGCCAAGCCGATCAAGAACGATCCGTTCTACCCGGACGTATCGCTCGAGCATGCACGCGACACGATGCGCCTCGATGGTTCCGTCACCGATGCCCGCCTGCGGCACGAGCTGCTCGCCGCGATCGCGAGCGTGAACGACGAGCTGCGCAGCGCCCGCGCGGCGTGGCGCGATGCCGGCATCGTGCGGCTCGACGACGTGCCGGCCGACCAGCTCGACGACGAAAGCGTGCTGCTGCAGCACTACCGGCGCGCGGTGTACTGCCTGGCGAAGGCGACGCTCATCGAGCGGTACCGCGATTACGACACGACGGGCGACGGTGCGCGTCGGGCCGACGAGCTCGAGCCGCAGGGCGAAGAGCTGCGCCGCGATGCACGCTGGGCAATCAGCGACATCGTCGGCCGGCCGCGCGTAACGGTGGAGCTGATCTGATGGAGGTGCGCGCGCTACAGGGGGAAACCGTCGACGCGCTGTGCTGGCGCGTGCTCGGCCGCACGCGCGGCGTCGTCGAGGCGGTGCTCGACCTCAACCGGGACCTGGCGCAATACGGCCCGGTCCTGCCTCACGGGCTGCTCGTCGAGCTGCCCGACGAAGTACCGCAAGCGGCGCAATCCGGCGCCGAGCGGCTCCAGTTATGGGACTGAAGATGGCTGAACCTATTTCCACGTCGTCCGCGACGGTCGCGGCGCTCGGCGTTGCAACGCTGTCGCTGTTTCCCGGCGTCGACGCCAACGTCGTCATGGGCGCCTTTGCCGGCTCCCTGCTGTTCGTGATGACGGCGGCTGACCCGTCGATCCCGAAGCGCGTCGCGTTCTTCGTGATCTCGTTCGTCGCCGGCTGCCTCACGGCCGAGCTGTTCGCGGCCGCGCTCGATGCCGTGCTGCCCGCGCGCGTCGAGGTCCACGCCGGCATCGGCGCGCTGATCGCCTCCGCGCTCGTCGTGAAACTGCTGCTGTGGCTGATCGCCCAGGCCGACGCGCCCGACCGGCTGCTGAACGTGTTCAAGGGGAGGGAAAAGTGATGCTCACGACCGTCTACGCGCTGCTGTGCGCGGCGCTCGCGCTACGCCTCGTGACGTTCCGCCGCGGCGCCGGCGCGCACCGGCCGCTCGCGTCGTGCCTGGCCTACGCGTTGGCCGTCGCCGCCGGCGCTGCGCCGATCCGCGCCGCGTTCGGCACGCTGCCGCCGGCGAGCCTCGCCGACACGGTGCTGGTCGGGGTCCTGTGTCTCGCCGTGTACGGCGTGCGCGGCAACGTCGTCGAGCTGTTCCACCGGGGCAACCCACGCGACTCCGTGATCGCGCGCGTGCTTCAGTTCAAGGTGTGGGGGCGTCATGTATAAGACCCTTCGCCTGGGCGACCGTGGCGCGGACGTCGGCTACCTGCAGCGCCAACTCGTCGCGGCCGGCGCGCGCATCGACACCGATGCGATTTTCGGCAGCGCGACGCGCACCGCCGTGCTGGCGTTCCAGGCATCGCACGACCTGGTCGCCGATGGCATCGCCGGCCCGAAGACCTGGTCGACGCTCGCAGCCGGTCAGCGCGATCCGCGCCATCTCACCGACGCGGACCTCCAACGTGCGGCCGACCAGCTGCAGGTCGATCTCGCGGCCGTGCGCGCCGTCAACGAGGTCGAATCACACGGCGCCGGCTTCCTGCCGGACGGCCGCCCCGTGATCCTCTACGAACGGCACATCATGTACCGCCAGCTCGCGGCCGCCGGCATGGACGCGGACGCGCTGGCGGCAAGGTATCCCGCCCTGGTGAACCCGAACCGTGGCGGCTACGCCGGCAACGCGGCGGAATATGCGCGCTTGGCGGGCGCATCGCAGATTTCGGCCGCGTGCGCGCTCGAGGCGACGAGCTGGGGCGCGTTCCAGATCATGGGCTTTCACTGGAACGCGCTCGGCTACCCCGACGTGTTCGCGTTCGTCGACGCGATGAAGGCCAGCGAGGCCGAGCAGCTCGAGGCGTTCGTCCGATTCATTCTCGCCGACAAGACGCTGCTCGCCGCGCTGCGCGGCCGGAAGTGGGCGAAGTTCGCCGAGCTATACAACGGCAAGGCATACGCCGAGAACCTGTACGACGTGAAGCTCGAACGGGCGTTCGATCGCTACAGCCGGGCGGCTGCATGACGGCCAGCGCTCGCATTCTCGTCGTCGGCGCGATCGCGCTCGCCGGCGCGGCCGTCGTCATCGCGGTTCAGCATGCGCGCCTGGTCGATGCCGGCCGGCGTGCCGACGCACTCGCGCGTGACGTGCGCGACCGGACGGCCGAGCGCGACGCGGCGCGCCGCGACGTGAAGGTCGTCACCCAGTACGTCGACCGTGTCCAGGTCGTCCGCGAGAAGGGCGACACCATCCTCAAAGAGGTTCCCGTTTATGTGGATCGCGAAGCTGATCGTGCCTGCGTTGTTCCTGTCGGGTTTGTGCGCGTGCACGACGCCGCCGTCGCCAACGTGCCAGTGGGCGATCCCGGAAGCGCTGATGCGGCCCCCGCGAGCATTGCGCTCTCTGCCGTCGCCGCCACCGTCGCGGGCAACTACACCACCTGTCACGAAAACGCTGAGCAGCTGATCGCGCTGCAGGCGCGCGTGCGCGACACCGCCCAGGAGGCACCATGAACAAGCCCGACAGCCTGCGCGCGGCGCTCACGGCAGCATTGCCCGAGTTCGCACGCGATCCCGACCGCCTGCACATCTTCATCGAACACGGGTCGATCGCCGTCACCGCAGCGCACTCGCTGTCGTTCGAATATGCGTACACGCTCGACATCGTCGTGACGGATTACGCCGGTCATTCGGATCACCTGATGGTGCCGATCATCGCCTGGCTGAAGATCCACCAGCCCGAGCTGCTGCTCAACCGCGATCTCTGCCGCGATGGGTTCAAGTTCCAGGCCGAACTGCTCGACAACGGCAAGTCCGACGTCGAAATCCTGCTGAAGCTGACCGAGCGCGTCGGCGTAACCGAGCAGGCAGACGGCTACGAGATTCGCCACTTCGGCGAACCGCCGATCGCGGGGACTTGATGGCCGACCGACTGTCCCGCGCCGAGGATTGGGCGTCCGGCCTACTCGGCCAGCTCACGAGCGCGCAGCGCGCGCGCCTGGCGAAGACGCTGGCGACCGAGCTGCGCCGGCGCCAGTCGCGGCGCATCGCCGAGGCGCGCAATCCGGACGGCAGCCGGTACGCGCCGCGCAAACCGCAGGCCCGGCGCAAGAAGGGCCGCATCCGGCGCGCGATGTTCTCGAAGCTGCGCACCGCCCGCTTCCTCAAAACGGCCTCGAGCGCCGACGCGTCGGTGCTGCATTTCACGCGCCAGGCCGAGCGCATCGCGCGTGTCCATCAGGAAGGCCTGCGCGATCGCGTCGAACGCAACGGGCCGGTCGTCCAGTATCCCGCACGCGAACTGCTCGGCCTGGCCGACGCCGACGTCGAGCGGATCGCGGACATCGTCCTCGACTTCCTGTCGCGGTAGCGCGACACGCGGCCGGTATCGTCGTCATCCCTCAGTCAATGCTTGCGTCGGGTCACCTTCGGCCATTACCTGTCGCTCACTCTCACTGAGGCTTCCTGTCAGAGCCAGCCGAGTTCCCGCATTGCTTGGTCGATCACGGCTTCCCATTGCCGCGGGCAGGGTTTGCGGCGCTCGCCGGTACGTCGGGAATTCACGTGGAGCCCGTTCTCGGTCTTTCGATGAGCGATCCAGCACGACTGCATCACCCGCCCGTGCGACGCCCGCACGTGTGCCTGTAGTGCCTTGTAGGTGGGTTTCATAATGTTCTCCGTTGAACGTGCGTAAATCGTAGTCACCCACGCGGACTGGCGGCAAGCACAAAAGTGTTGCTCTTAATCGATCGATACGCCGATCACGGGGTCACATCAGGCGAATCGAATACATCCCGCCTTCCCCCCGATCTCGATCCATTGCCGCGGTAGCGCGACGCACGGCCGGGTTTGCGTTGTCGTCCGGCCCTGTACAACCTCCAGCGCGTGACCCGCTCCCGCGCGCGCGGCATCCTCGCCGCATGGATGATTTTGCTGACCTGAACCGCCGCCTTGAAAGCCTGCTGCGCGAGGGCACCGTGATCGACGTCGACCACGGCACCCGCCGTGTGCGCGTGGAATCCGGCGGCCTACAAACTGACTGGATTCGCTGGCTCGCGCAGCGCACCGGCAATAGCATCACGTGGGACCCGCCGTCGATCGGCGAGCCGGGCCTGCTCTTGTGCCCGTCCGGCGAGCCGACGACGGGCCTCTTCCTGCCGGGTGTCTACTGCGACGGCCACGACGCGCCCAGCTCGAATCCGAATGAACACCTGCGCGTCTATCCGGACGGCGCACGTGTGGCCTATGACTCCACGACCGGCCACCTCTCCGTCACTGGTATCAAGTCGGCGACGGTCCAGGGCAGCGGCACGCTCACGATCGACATGCCGAAGGTGATCTTCACCGGCGACGTGACGATCAAGGGCGCCGCGACCATCATCAAGCTGCTGTCATACATGGCCGGCCTCGCGGGTGAAGGCGGCGACGTCGGCACCATCCTACGCGGCGACATCACGCACCAGGGCGGCACGCTGCGTTCGAATGGCGTCTCCGTCGACAAGCACGACCACGTCGATTCGATGGGCGGCACCACGTCGAAGGGGCACGGATGATCGGCATGAACGCACGCACCGGCCGCACGATTGCCGGTCAGGCCCACATCGAACAGTCCGTCGCGGACATCCTGTTCACGCCGCTCGGCACGCGCGTGATGCGCCGGGACTACGGCTCGCTGCTGCCCGTGCTGATTGATGGCCCGGTCAATCCACTGATGCGCATGCGCGTGATGGCGGCGTCCGTCATGGCGCTGGCCCGGTGGGAACCGCGCATTCAGGTCAACCAGGTCGATTTCGGTAGCACCGGCATCGACGGCGGCGCCGTGCTCGAGCTGCAAGGCGAGCGCACGGACGGCCCGCGTGCCGGCACGGCCTTCTCCATGCGCCTGCCGGCGACGACTGGTCGAGGTGCCGCATGAGAACCACACCGATCGATCTGTCGCAGCTCCCGGCGCCGGACATCGTCGACGAACTCGACTACGGAACGATCCTGGCCGCGCGGAAGACGCGCCTAGTCTCCCTGTACCCGAAAGACCAGCAGGCCGAAGTCGCCGCAGCGCTCGAGCTCGAATCGGAACCGATCGTGAAGCTGCTGCAGGAAAGCGCCTACCGTGAAATGCTGCTGCGCGCGCACGTCAACGACAAGGCACGCGGCCTGCTGCTCGCGTATGCGCGCGGCGCGACGCTCGAGCACCTCGCGGCCCTGTTCGACGTCGAGCGCCTGATGGTTTCGCCTGGCGATCCCGAGAAGGGTATCGACCCGGTCTACGAAGACGACGACAATCTGCGCGAGCGCGTCCAGCTCGCGCCGCGCGGTTTTTCTGTCGCCGGCCCCGACGAGGCATACGTGTTCCACGCACGCGCCGCGGATGGCCGCGTTCTGTCGGCGGCGGCCAACAGCCCGGAACCGTGCGTGATGGTCGTCACAATCCTGTCGCGCGAAGGTGACGGAACGGCAAGCGACGAGTTGGTAGACATCGTTCGCAAGGCGCTGGAAAGAGTACGCCCGCAAACAGACGAAGTGATCGTGCAGAGCGCCAAGATTGTGCGCTACACGATCCGCGCAACGCTGCGCTTCTTCTCCGGTCCCGATCGCGCTATTGCGCTCGCGGAAGCGAACAAGCGCACGGCGAAATTCTCGACCGACATGCATCGCATCGGGATGGAAGTGACGGTCGATGGTCTGCATGCGGCGATGCGCGTCGCGGGTGTGCAGAAGGTGCTGCTCGACACGCCAACCGGCGGCGTCGCCGTGACGGGCGAACAGGCACCGTATTGCACTGGGATCGAGCTGGTCGACGGCGGGGTGGCGGATGAATAACCTGCTCCCCCCGAACGCAACCGTGCTCGAACGTCGGATCGCGCAGGCCAGCGCCGGCATCAGCAGCATCCCGGTCGACGTCGGCATGCTGATGGACCCGGACAAAATCCCGCTGGCGTTCCTGCCGTGGCTCGCCTGGCACGTCGGCGTTGACACCTGGAAGGACTACTGGCCCGAACAGATCAAGCGCGCTCGAGTGAAAACCGCGATCCGCATCGCGCGTGTCAAAGGCACGGCGGAAGCGGTGCGCCAGGTGTGCGCATCCTTCGGCGCGAATGTCGCGATGCGCGAATGGTTCGAAATGACGCCGCGCGGCAAACCCGGGACGTTCGAAATCTTGATGACGGTCGGTAGCCGGGAGGGCGTGCCAGCCACAGCCGAGTACGTCGCCGACATCCGCGCCGAAGTCGATCGCGCAAAGCGCGGTACCGCGCACTACACGTTCACACAGGGCTACAGCGCGAACTGCATGCAGCGCGTCGGCGCAGGCGCCCGAGCCGCGGTCTATCTGCGGCTGACGATCACTGACCAATAGAGGCACATTCGACCTATGACTCAGGCTGTCATTCAAATTACCGATGCCGGTCGCGCTGCGCTGGTAGCGTCGGGCAATACTGGAACCACCGCGCGCCGCGTCGTTGAAATCGGACTCGGTACCGCCGCATTCCCGTTCGACAAGGGCATCAAGGTCATGCCCAACGAGCGAAAGCGCGTGACGACTTTCGGGGGAGAAAATGTCGCGCCGGACACCCTGCACGTTGTCATCCAGGACGATTCGGATGACCAGTATTCCCTGTATGCCTTCGGCCTGTACCTGGACAACGGTGTGCTGTTCGGCGTCTACGTTCAAAACACGCCGATCCTCGAGAAATCGCCCACCGCCATGTTGCTGTTGGCGAGCGATATTGCGTTCGCGTCGATCGACGCAGCGCTGCTTCAATTCGGGCCGGCCACGTTCCTGAACCCGCCGGCGACCACGGAGAAAAAGGGCGTTGTCGAGTTGGCGACGCAGGCCGAAGTCGATGACGGCACCGATGACAAGCGCGCCGTGACGCCGAAGACAGCGGCCAGCAAATACGCGCCCCTTGTTCGCCCGCAGTTCACCGGCCCCGTCAGCGTCACCTCCACACTTTATTCAAAGGGTCCCAGCTACGACGGGGGCACTTATCGCGTCTCCGCAGAAATCGGCGGAAGATTCGTCGATTGGAATAGCGACCGTACCTTCGCTGTCCAGCTCGACTGTCCGAACTTTACCTCGGCATACGGCGGCATTCGCTGGTCACGATGGGGTGGGCGTCACTTCGCGGGCATTGACGCGTATGAAGGTGGTAGCGGGACAGCCGCACCTACGATCGTTATGCACCTCGCGAATCAAACGGAAGCGTGGACAATTTCGAACACGGACATCAAACGCGGTGCGGGTGGCGCCGTGTGGGGCTCGTGGAACTTCGATCCGAACTCGAAGATCAATCGCGGCGGCGACACCATGTCGGGGCGGCTGACGCTGAGCGGCGAAAACTGGCAAGCCGATCTGAGCATGGCAGACCGCTCGCCGGGCGGTGGAACGTTCACATATCTTCGCGCGCGCAAAGGCGGTGGCCTCGACGTCATCAACAGCGCGTACAACGGCATCCCGTTTGCCACGGACAATGGGGGCAACGTGTTCCTGAACGGAGCCCATATTCTCCAGCCCAACGGGAACCTGTTCATGCAGTGGCGCGGTCAGTGGCTGTCCGACTACACCAACGACGTGAACAATGGATTCAATGGAAAGGCGGACCGCAACGCGCGCTGTCAGTGGGACTCCGGAATGATTGAAACTGGGGGTATCCGCGACGACATAGGCCAAGTGGCAGACCTCCCCGCACCCTATGTAGCCATCGGCCTGCGGTTGCAGGTTTCAAACTGGCATTTCATTCGCGGCGTAATGCTGCGCAATAACTAAGGAAGTCAGATGATTGATTTCAAGGCCTACACGCACGATCTGATGATCGCCACGATCAAGGCTCACTATCCGGGTCTGGAGCACGGGCGCGACTTCATGGTTGCTCATCGGATCCACCCTGGCACTGGAAAGCAGGACGGCGACCCGTTCATTCTTGCTTGGTATAGCGAAGTCGACCGACCTACCGATAAGCAGATCCATGCACTGTTCCGAGCGAACGAAACGACGTACCGGGCCGCTCGTATCCGCGAGTGTCGTGACGTCGCGCTGTGGGACAGCGACGGAAGGGCCGATGCGCCGTCCGATGCACCAGAGTCAGAAAAAGCGACGAGATTGAAGTGGGCGGCATACCGACAGGCATTGCGCGAGATCACCGAGCAGCCGGGCTTTCCATTCGATGTGAAGTGGCCCGAGCCTCCTCGATGATTTGCCGGATCACGTGCCAAATCCCTCGCAATGAGTGAATTCGTCGTGTAACGCGACATGGAGTAAGGAAAGGACGCGGCGACGTGCGCGATGCTGCTACATCGTGCACGCCCCGCACCCGCAGAACACACCTGCAGGATTGGCCAGGGCCGCGACACCTCTCGAGAGGCGCCGGCATCCTAGCACAGCAGGAATCACCCCATGCAGGACATCCGTTGCGGAAGCTGTAATCGAAAACTCGGCGCCGGCGAGTACATCCGGCTCACCATCAAATGCCCGCGCTGCCGGGCAATGAATTTTCTGAGGGCCGCGAGCCCCCTACCCGCAGGCCAACGAGCCTCCGACACAAGGGAATCGCCCCATGCAACACACCATCTCCGCTGACCTGATCAACCGCGTGCACCTGGCCGACGCATTGTCTGTCCTGCGCGCGCTGCCCGATGGCTGCGTCGACCTGACGCTCACCGATCCGCCCTACTCGTCCGGCGGCACAACGAGCGCGTCGCGCAGCCAGGTACCGTCGACGAAGTACATTCGCTCGGACACGAAGACCGTCTATGCTGAATTCCAGCACGACAGCAAGGATCAACGGTCGTGGACGTTCTGGTGCATGACGTGGCTCGCCGAGGTCTACCGCGTCAGCCGCAACGAAGCCCACCTCGCCTGCTTCGTCGACTGGCGCCAGTTGCCGAGCCTCACCGATGCGATCCAGGCGGCCGGCTTCACCTGGCGCGGCGTCGCGGTATGGGACAAGACGAGCGGCCGCACGCGGCCGCGCGCCGGCGGCTTCGCGCAGCAGACCGAGTTCCTGGTCTGGGCGACGAAGGGCGCGGTGCGGCGCGCTGACGTGTATCTGCCTGGCGTGTTCTCCGAGCGCCTGGCGCACCCCAAGCGCCACATGACCGAGAAGCCGGCGCAGCTCGCGCGCGACGTCGTGCGCCTGGCGCCGGCCGGCGGCGTCGTCCTGGACCCGTTCGCGGGGTCCGGCACGTTCCTCGCCGCGGCGAAGGGCGCCGGCCTGAACTGGATCGGTTGCGAGCTCGAGCCGACCTACCATCAGGTCGCGACAGCGCGCCTCGCCGAGTTGGATACGCTGTCCGCCGCTGCATAACGGCGCCCTGCAGCAGCTTCGGTTGTACCCTGTCGCTGTACAACCTTCCGCGCGTGATCTCCGCGCGCGCGGAAGGCAATCTTTCGGGAGGCTCACTTCCGGGAGATTGCATGCCTTCTGATTACCACCACGGCGTACGCGTCATTGAAATCAATGACGGTACGCGCCCCATCCGCACGGTCAGCACGGCCGTGATCGGCCTGGTCAGCACCGGCGACGACGCCGACGCGACCACCTTCCCCGAAAACCGCCCCGTGCTCATCACGGACGTGCAGGCCGCGATCGGCCGCGCCGGCACGAAGGGCACGCTCGCACGTTCGCTCGACGCGATCGCCGCGCAAACCTCACCGCTGATCGTCGCCGTGCGCGTGCCGGCCGGCAAGGATGCGGACGCAACGACGAGCAACGTGATCGGCACCACCACGGCGGACGGCCAGTACACCGGCATGAAGGCGCTGCTCGCCGCGAAGAGCCGGCTCGGCGTCAAGCCGCGCGTGCTCGGCTGTCCGGGCCTCGATACGCTCCCCGTCGCGGCCGAGCTGGCAACGGTCGCGCAGAAGCTGCGCGGCTTCGGCTACGTCAGCGCGTTCGGCGCGAAGACCAAGGAAGAAGCCGTCGCCTACCGCGCGAATTTCGGTCAGCGCGAGCTGATGACGATCTGGCCGGACTTCGTGAACTGGAACACGGCGACCAACGCCGAGGACATCACCTGGGCGACGGCGCGCGCGCTCGGCATGCGCGCGAAGATCGACGAAGAGACCGGCTGGCACAAGACGATCTCGAACGTCGTCGTGAACGGCGTGACCGGCATCAGCCGCGACGTGTTCTGGGACCTGCAGGACCCGAACACCGACGCCGGCTACCTGAACAGTCACGAGGTCACCACGCTCGTGAACGCAGATGGTTACCGTCTATGGGGATCACGCACCTGTTCCGAGGACAAGCTGTGGGCCTTCGAGAACTACGTGCGCAGCGCGCAGGTGATCGCGGACACGATGGCCGAGGCGCACATGTGGGCGGTCGACCAACCGATGAGCCGCACGCTGATGCGCGACATCGTCGACGGCGTGAACGCGAAGTTCCGCGCGTGGAAGACGGCCGGCTACCTGATCGACGGCGAGTGCTGGTTCGATCCGGCCGCCAACGAGAAGGAATCGCTCAAGGCCGGCCAGGGCTTCATCGACTACGACTTCTGCCCGGTTCCGCCACTCGAGGACCTGACGTTCCGCCAGCGCATCACGGATCGCTACCTGGTCAAGTTCGCGCAAAGCATCGCCGTTTGACGGCCCGCCACTCACCATAGGAAAACGCAATGGCTCTGCCATCCAAACTCAAGAATTTCAACGTATTCGAGGACGGCGTGTCGTACGTCGGCCAGGTGCCCGAAATCCAGCTGCCGAAGCTGTCGCGCAAGATGGAAGCGTATCGCGGCGGCGGTATGAACGCCGAAGTCGACATCGACCTCGGCATGGAGAAGCTCGAGCTCGGCCTCACGATGGGCGGCTTCATGAAGGAGATGTTCAAGTCGTGGGGCATCTCGAAGATCGACGGCGTCACCGTGCGTTTCGCCGGCTCCTATCAACGCGACGACACCGAGGAAACCGATGCAGTCGAGGTGTACGTGCGCGGCCGCTACAAGGAAATCGATCCCGGCAAGGCCAAGAGTGGCGACAACGCCGACCAGACCGGCACCCTGTCGCTGTCGTATTACCGCCTGGTTTCGAACGGCGAAACCCTGATCGAGATCGACATCCCGAATTTCATCGAAATCGTCGGCGGCAAGGATCGCCTGGCCGAACAGCGCCGCGCGCTGGGCCTGTAATTCCCTTTCCACTACCCATTCAGGAAACACATCATGCAATCGAAGCAATCCACCCTCATCACGCTCGACTCGCCGATCAAGCGCGGCGAGCAGGAAATCGCCGAAATCACGCTGACCAAGCCGCTCGCAGGCGCCTTGCGCGGCGTCGCGCTGACCGACCTGCTGCAGCTCGACGTGATCGCGTTGTCCAAGGTGCTGCCGCGCATCAGCTCCCCCACACTGACCGACCAGGACGTGCTGCGTATGGACCCGGCCGACCTGCTGCAGCTCGGCACGGAGGTGGCCGGTTTTTTGGTACCGAACTCGTCGAAGGTGGACGTCTCCCTCGAGCCGTCGACGACGTAATGGCCGATATCGCGCTCGTGTTTCACTGGTCTCCCGCCGTAATGGACGCCATGCCGCTGCCTGAGCTGCTGGATTGGCGCGAGCGCGCGCGCGAACGCTACGAGCAAGGTGACGCATGAGCGACCGTTCCCTACGCCTCGAGGTTGTCCTCAAGGCGCTCGACCAGGCAAGCCGGCCGATTCGCGAGATCGCCGGCCGCAATCGTACGCTCGCGAAGGATCTGCGTGACACCCGCACGCGGCTCAAGGAACTCAACGACACGCAGCGGCGCATCGGCGAGTTCCGCGAGATGCGCGCGGGGCTCGACAAAACTTCGACGAAGCTCGCCGACGCTAAGGCGAAAGTCAGGGAACTGGCGAAGTCGATGCGCGATTGCGCGTCACCGTCGCAGCAGATGATTGACGACCTGGCGAAGGCACGACAAGCCTCATCGAAGCTGGGGGCCGCGTTCAAGAAACAATCCGCCAGCGTCGACGAGCTGCGCAACCGGCTCGGCCGCGCCGGCGTCGATACCCGCAATCTTTCCCAGCACGAGCGCACGCTGCGCACCGACATCGCCGCGACGACCGGCGCGATCGACGCCCAGGCGCGCCGGCTCGACGCGCTGAACGCCCGTCAGAAGCGCGTCGCGGACGCGCGCGCGAAGATGGGCGCCGCACGCGGCGCAGCAGCCGAGCTGGCGATCGGCGGATACGCCGCGCGCGCGACCGGCTCGCACATCCTCAACGATCTACGTGAACCGCTGGCCGAGGCGAAGAAGGTCCAGAACGAGCGCGGCCGCATCCAGGCGCTCGGCCTGGGCGACCACGCAACGCAGGACGCCGAGCGCTACGTGCGCGCGATGAAGACGCCCGGCGTGGCGATCGCCGACAACATGACGTTGATGCGCGACGCGATGTCGATCTTCGCGGACGAGCACCACGCGCAGATGGTGATGCCGACACTCGCGAAAATGAAGTTCGCGAACGAGGCGATGTTCGGCGCCGGCCAGGGGCACGAGAACGAAGAGAAGTTCATGAACATGCAGAAGGTGATCGAGCTGCGCGGCGGCACGAAAAGCGAAGCAGTGTTCAAGAACGAGGCGAACATGGTGCAGCAGGTGCTGTCCGCGACCGGTGGCCGCGTCGGCGGCGACGAGTGGCGCAACTTCATCCAGACCGGCAAGGTCGCCGCGAAACAGCTCCGGCAGGACGCGTTCTACTACCAGATGGAACCGCTCATTCAGGAGATGGGCGGGCACGCGGCCGGTACCGGCGTAGCGGCGGCGTACAGCAACCTTATGCAGGGCAAGACGACCGTGCGTGCCGCAAAGCGAATGGTCGAGCTCGGACTCGTCGACAAGAAATCGGTCGAGTACACCACCACGGGCACCGTGAAGCGCATCAAACCCGGCGCGCTCATCGAGCACGAGCTGTACAAGGCGTCGCCGCTCGAGTGGATGGAGAAGGTGCTGCTTCCGAAGCTGCATGCGAAGGGCATCACCGAGCAGAGCCAAATCCTGGACGAGTTCGCGACCATCATGACGAATGGGAACGGCGCGAATTTCTTCTCGACGATGTACATGCAGCGCGAGCAGATTCACAAGAACGAGAAGCTGAACCGTGGCGCCTACGGTATCGACAAGTTGTACGAACTCGGGCAGAAGCAGACGGAAGGCAAAGAGCTGATCGCACTCGAGAAGGTGCACAACCTGCGCACCGTCATCGGCGAGCAAGTGCTGCCCGTCTACAACCGCGCACTCGAGCTGGTCGCGAATGTCTTGGATCGAATCCTGGGCTTCACGAAAGCATTCCCCAACTTCACACGCGTAGCCGCGATCGGCGCCGCGGCACTCGGCGTGCTGCTCGCTGTACTCGGCACGCTCATGATCACGCTGGCCGCGATCATCGGGCCGATGGCGATCGTCCGGTTCGGCCTCACGATGCTCGGCATGCGCGGCGGGCTGGTGTCGAATGGCGTGCGCCTGGCTGCGGCGTCGTTGCAGGCCCTCGGTCGCGTTCTGATGCTCGTCGGCCGTGCATTCCTCACGTCGCCGATCGGACTGGTCGCGGCGGCGATTGCGATCGCCGCACTCCTGATCGTGAAGTACTGGGAGCCGATCAAAGCGTTTTTCGGCGGCATGTTCGCCGCGATCGGCGAAGGGCTGGCGCCCGTGCGAGCAGCATTCACAGGAGCATTTACTCCGATTGGTGAAGCGCTCTCCGCAGCAAAGCCGCTGTGGGATTGGTTCGCCGGCATGCTTTCGTCTGTCGCCGGTTGGTTCGCCAAGCTCCTCGAACCGGCTTCGATGAGTGCCGAGCAATTGCGCGCGGCCGGCGATGCCGGCCGGTCATTCGGCCAGTTGCTTGCCTTCGGCCTCCGCCTGGGGCTCGCGCCGTTCGAGCTCCTCGCACGCGTGATTGGCGCGTTGCCCACGCTATTCAATGAGGTCATGGCGGAAGCAAGCGCGGCAATGAATGGCGGCATTGGCGCGATCGGCGCACTGATACTGAACTGGTCGCCGCTCGGGCTGTTCTATCGCGCTTTCGCCGCCGTGCTGTCCTGGTTCGGGGTCGACCTTCCGACACGATTCACGACGTTCGGTCAGCAAATCTTGCAAGGGCTCGCGAACGGGATCTCGAACAGCCTGGGTGATGTGAAAACCGCGATCCAGTCAGCTGGCGAAAGCGTGATCGGCTGGTTCAAGGAAAAGCTCGGCATCCATTCGCCGAGCCGCGTGTTCGCCGCGCTCGGCGGCTTCACGATGGCCGGCCTCGAGCAGGGTCTGCGCGATGGGCAGGCCGGGCCGCTGTCGACCGTGCTTGAGGTCGGCAAGCGGATCGTCGCCGCCGGCGCCGGCATCGGCATCACGGGCGCGGCGATCGCTGGCGGCGCACCGCCGACCGTCGACAGCCGGCCGCCGCTCACAGCTGCAGCCGTCACTCGCGCGCCGAGCGCGCCGGGGCCGATCACGATCAACGTGTACGCGGCGCCGGGCATGGATGAGCAGGCGCTCGCGCAGAAGGTGCTGCAGGTGATGCGCCAGGAACAGGCCGCGCAGGCCGCGCGCGCGCGCGCGCGCCTGCGCGATCGGGATTGAAGGAGAGGTTCTCATGATGATGGCGCTCGGGCTGTTCGTGTTCAGCCTGTCGACCCTGCCCTACCAGGAGCTGAAGCGCCGGCGCGGCTGGCGCTTCGCCAGCAACAACCGCGTCGGCAAAAAACCCGCTCGGCAGTACGTCGGCGAGGACGACGAAACCATCAGCCTGTCCGGCGTGTTGCTGCCCGAGCTGACGGGCGGCGACCTGTCCCTCGCCGCCCTCGAGGCAATGGCTGCCATGCACACCGCCTGGCCCCTGATCGAGGGCACGGGCCATATTTACGGCATGTTCACGATCGACAACATCGATACGACGCGCACGCTGTTTTTCCCGGACGGCGCCGCGCGGCGCATCGAGTTCACAATCGCGCTGACGCGCAACGACGATCTGAACATGCTCGGCATCGTGACCGACGCCATCAAGGGGGCGATCTCGCTATGAACCTGGCCGACATCCCTGGCGCCGATCTGGTACAGAAGACCGTGTTTGCCGACGATCGCGTGCCGCGCGCGATCTACTCGATCACGCTGAACGGCAAGGACATCTCGCGCAAGTTCAACGGCCGGCTGATCTCGATGACGCTGCAGGACAACCGCGGCTTCGAGGCCGACCAGCTCGACATCAGCCTCGACGATTCGGACGGCGCGCTCGAGATCCCGAGCCGCGGCGTCACGCTGAAGGTTTCGATCGGCTGGGCCGGTGCTGCGAACGGCCTGGTCGACAAGGGCGAATTCATGGTCGACGAAGTGCGGCACACCGGCACGCCCGACGTGCTGACGATCCGCGCGCGCAGCGTCGATCTGCGCGCGGGCCTGTCGATCAAGAAGGAGCGGTCCTGGCACCGGCAGACGGTCGGCGCGATCGTGCGCGCGATCGCGAGGCAGAACAAGGTCGAGGCGCGCATCAGCAAGACGCTCGACGCGCAGCTCGTCGACCACATCGACCAGACGGCCGAATCAGACGCCAATCTGCTGTCGCGCCTGGCGAAGATGTTCGACGCGATCGCCACCGTAAAGAATGGGCTGCTGCTGTTCATCAAGGCCGGCGAAGCGACCACCGCGAGCGGCAAGCCTCTACCGGCCGTCACGATCACGCGCGACGTCGGCGATCGTCACGAGTTCGGCGTCGCCGATCGGGACACGTACTCCGGCGTGCAGGCGTTCTATCTGAACACGCGCACCGCGAAAAAACAGTCGACAACCGTGAAGCGGCGCCGGCGGCGCACGACGAAGAAGAAGCCGATCGACAAGAGCGGCGAGGTGCTGTTCGGCACGGCCGAGAACGTGAAGACGTTGCGGCACACGTATGCGAACAAGGGAAACGCGACGCGCGCGGCGAAGGCGGAATGGGAGAAGCTGCAGCGCGGCGTCGCGGAATTCAGCGTCGTGCTGGCGCTCGGCCGGCCCGAGCTGATGACCGAATTACCTGTAACCGTGCGCGGTTACAAACGTGTCATCGACGATTGCAACTGGATCATCGCGCGCGTTACACATACGATCGACGGTAACGGCGGATTTACATCGGACCTCGATCTGGAGGTCAAGGCGAGCGAGGTGCCGGAGATCGACTCTGACGGGGACGGGTAGATCGATCGAAGCAATCGGAGACCCGCACGCAGGATCAAACGAAGAAGCCCGCAATTGCGGGCTTCAGTACATTCGTGAATCGATGGTTACGCCGGCGTGCAGTCTCGCAGGACCGGGCTACCGATAATGCGTCCACCACCTTCGCATGTCCACGTCACTTTCTGTCCTTTTTCCAGCGACGCAGCGAGTGCTTCTTTTTCTTTGCTCAGGTAGGCGTGGACCGGCATGAATTCGTTGTTGGTCCGCAACTGCACGACAATCTCGTCGAAGGCATCCTTGTCGATGCTCTGAACCGTCCCGCTCACCGACAATGCCTTGCCCTTGTATTTCTGGTCCGCGGCCACCTCGTTCTTTTCGTATGCGACGAAGAGCGCCGATGCAGTGACGTTGACCTTTTCAACGGGCTTTTTCGATTCAGTTTCAGAACTCGAAGTTGTCGACGTCTCGGTTACAGGATTCGAAGTGGACGACGTTCCGGGAGCAGGCTTCTTGCCGAATATCACACCGATGATGATGAGTGCGAGCACACCACCAAGGACAATTTTGAGCAACTTTTTCATTGGACCCTCGTATCAATCGCGCATTCGCGCTTGTTGGAAATTGTTGTGCGGCGGCATGTTTCACCGTCTGCGAGACGGTTCGACCTTCTGCCACTCGATACCATCGCCTGTCGAAGTGCACTGCTGCCGGACACCGGCTTGCATCACAACGCTACCAACCGAGTAACGACTGCCGGCATATTCGCAGTGCGACGACATGTTCGACGCGGCGGCTTGAGTCCCTTCGGTCGGCCGACTCGTGACGCCGTAGAGGAGCGTGGCACCGACCGCTGCGCAGACGAATACGCCGGAGACCACGAGCCATGACAACGACTTTCGCTCCTTCGCCGAAGCTACTGGCGCTGCAGGTGGCGGAGCAGAGACAACTTGCTCGGTTGGGATCGCTATTACTGCCGAAGCAACGTCATTCATGATGGGCTGGGGTTGCTTCGGTTCGTTCGCCGCGCGCGGCACGCTTGACTGAGCGACACGCTCCTTCGATTCCGGCTGCGTGTCAGTCGAGGGTGTCGGGCCCGTCGTACCGCTCCGTACCCACGAGTCCAAATATCGCATTGCACGATCGAACACGTCACGCGGCATCTGCTCCATGTTCGGGAAGTCGAACACAGCCATGAGCCGACGATAGACCATGAGTTTCTCAACCCCCGTCTTCGCCTCGAGCTCGTACACCTTCGCCCCGATCGCGCGCCGCTGCTTAACGCTGATGTGTCGCTTCGCCGCTAACTCACCGTGCAGGTGAATATTGACGCTTGCCTGGGCATTGCTGGTCTTGACGTCTCGGCCGGCCACCTGGCCGACTTCGCCGCTGAATTTCTGCACCATCTACTTTTTCTTCTCCTACGGCTGGCCCCGCCGTCACCGCGATCCGTTAATTCGGTGCGTCAGTTGTCGCCCTTCTTCTTTTTGCGCGCAGATCCCATGTTGATCGTGAAAGGCGTCGTGACGTCGCCTGCGACTTGCTGACCAATGGTCGCACCCTCGAAGTTCTGCTGATATTTGCTCGGCGTCGCACCGGCAGCCAGTGCCGCGAGCGCCGCGGCGCGCACCGCCTCTGGCGCCTCACGGTATCGGCGCACGAGATCAATCTCATCGACCGAAAGTGCGGTGACGTTCCGCTGTCCAGTGAGGACATACAAAACATCGACGCCTTGAGCGGCGACCGCTTCCAAGTACGTCGAGTCAGGCCGCCTTGAGCCGTTCTCATAGTTGAGCTGCGCGTCCTTGGACACTCCACCGAGGGCAGCAAACGCCGTCTGGTTCATCCCGAGACGCTGGCGCTCCTCTTTGAGCCTTTGCGAAAAAACGGTCAATTGACCACCATATATGTTGACATGTGGTCGAATGACCACTAATCTTCTGTTGTGCAAGGTTAACGAAGGGAAGTATACCGCCATGGTTAATAAGAAAGACCCCGTCCGGCGCTCCCCGCGTGGCGTCCTGTCGAGCAAACCCGTCTATATGCGCCTTATGCCGGAAGAACGCCGCACGCTCGAAGAACTGTCCGCCGCGCAAAACCGGTCCACCTCAAGCGTCGCGCGGATGATCTACCTCGAAGGCGTGGAGCAGTACCGCTCCAAAGTTAGCGACTCTGCCGATCAACAGCACTCAAGTTCATTTGCTGGGAGTTGATCGATGCAACCGCCCGCCCTCATCGAACCGGCCTTGCGTCATGCGTTGCATGGCCCGAAACGTCACGAAGTGCAAACAGCGCTCGGATGGGACGACTCCGAGGTCAGTCGTTTCCTGAGCGGCAGCAAGGGCATCGTCATCGACAAGATCGACACCCTCGTGGCCGCGGTCGGCTTCGTGTGTGTAACCCGCAAATACCTCGACGCAGTTGCGACCCTCGGCGAGGTCGGCATGTTCTGCCAATGCGCACGCCAAGGTCGCGGCGAGTGCAGCCGCCCGTAGGAGTACCGGAATGAAATTGAAGTGCCATCACTGCGGCAGCCGTGCCGTCATTCGAACCAGCCGCACGCTGTCCGCCCTTGTCCGCGAAGCGTATTGCCAGTGCACCAACATCGAATGCGCGACGACCTACAAGATCCACGTCGCGACAGTTCACACGATCGCACCGAGCCTCAATCCGAATCCGCGCGTCTACGTGCCGGTCGGCAAAGTTGATCGGCTCCCGACCGATTCGCGTCAGCTCCCGCTGATCGACGCCTAAACCCTAACCGCTGCTTTCGTTGAATGCCCATCGCACCCGCTCTCGCGGGCGCGAGGGACTTCCTTTGCCTGAAATTTCTTGGAGGCCATATGCAAACGCTGATCCCCGCCCCAGTCGCTGCGCTCGCTGAATCGCTGTCCTATGACGAGCGCGTCGCCTACCTCAACAAGATCTCCGCGGCCGACGTGCGCGCCGACGTGTTCGTCCGCTCGGCAACCGCGCTTGGCTTCCGCGTCTCGTGGGATCGCGCGAACGGCACGCCAATCTTGACCTGGCTCCACTGAGCGTACGCGCCATGTACTCCGCCCCCTCCGAACTCGAGCTGCGCGCGACCTGGCGCCGGCTGCACATGGTCGGCGACTACGACCAGTGCATGCGCCGTCCGGCCGTGCGCTTGGCGATCGAATCCGCCACGCGCGCACATGCACACCGAATTGCAACCCGCCCGCGGCGCGACCTCAAACGGCTCGCGAGCGGCGACACCGACTTCTGATCATCAACTTGGAAAACACCATGAACAACTACCTTTTTGGCATCAGCGTGTTGGCGATGCTTCTTTCCGCCGGCGCCGGCCTGGCGCGCGGCGCTGCTGCAGCGCTGCAACTCGTCAACGTCCGTTCGCGCTTGGCTGCTCTGTCCATCGGCGCAGCTGTGCTGCTCGCGCTGATGGTTGTGCTGGCCTGGTCTGTTCCGCCGCGGGGGTAAGAGACGATGAATTGGAACTTGACTGTCGCGCAACGCGCCGCGCTGGAATTCGCTCTCGGCTCATGTGCCGGCCACCCTGCTGGCGAGGCACACGTTGCCGCTCTCGAGTCGCTGCTCTCTGCCTCCCCGATCCGGACCGCCGTCGACCACGAGGCTCAAGTTGATACGGGCCAGCCTGAGCCTCGCACCAACGCGACGGACGACGACAAGCTATGCGCGGATCGCTACCGCTACGCACGCGACAACATTCAGGACGGCCATGAACTGCCGGGCGGCTACTGGTTGAGCGATACCGGTGACGCGTGGGACAAGACTATCGACGCAGCTATCGAAGACTCCCGCGCCCACCGAAAGGGAGAAGCACAATGACGCACGCCATCCGCTACGAACTGCTCACCAGCGCCGGCCTGCGCACCGTTGCCGGCGACCACGTCGTCATCCCGAACGTCGCCAGCGCCGCATTCGGCATCCATGCCGAACCGCACCTGCGCGACGGCCACCCCGAAAAGTGGATCGTCACGCACCTGGCCTCCGGCATCCGGATCGGCCACGGCGCGACGCGCACTGCAGCGCTCGCGAACGCGACGTCGAACGTTGACCGCAACCGCGACCGCCTGCGCGCCACGCTCGACCAGGCGATGACCTCGCGCTACGAGCTGCAGCACGCCGTTCAACGCTTGCAGCAGAACCATCACGACATCCTCGGAGGTGCCGCAGCATGACGTGCACGACCACACCTCACGACGTCGCGCTGCGGGCCGCCATCGCGGCGGCCGCCGACGTGCTGCGCTTCGACAACCGCCCCGGCAGCGTTGCCCGGCAATGCACGCTCGGCCTGTTCGTCGCCGCCCTGAGCGACCGCCTCGCACTCGCCTTCCCGCAGTCGGCCGACGCGCTCAAGGCGATCGTGTTCAGCCCGCCGACCAGCAGCAACCCGACCCAAACACCCCTGCAGCAACCTGAGCAACAGCAATAACGATGGCCTCGATCGACGAACTGAAACAACGCATCGACTTGCACGACCTAGCCGACCGCCTCGGCCTGAAACGCGGCCGCGGCGGCGACCGGGCGCTCTACCACTCGCCGCAGCACGACGACAAGAGCCCGTCGCTGTCGATCTACGTGAACCACCCGAAGCACGGCACCGGCTGGCGCGACCACAGCGCCGACGCCGGCGGCTCGTGCATCGACCTCGTGATCCATGCGCGCGGCGGCACCGTCGCCGACGCCGTGCGCTACCTGCACGACGCCTACGGCATCCCGCTCGACCGGCCGGCGCCGGCGGAGCGCCGCGAGAAATCGACCGTCGAATACATCGCCGACCGATGCTTCGCCGAACGCGACCAGGTGCGCGAATACCTCGCTGGCCGCGGCATCTCTGCCGCCGCGATCGACGCCGCGATCGCCGCGCGCTCGCTCGGCTTCAACACGTGGACCAGCTCGAAAGTCGCCGCCGGCGAAGTCGGCCACGCCGGGCCCGCCGCCGCGTTCATCGTGCGCGCGCCGGGCGACGCGCGCGTCGTCGCGGTCGACATGCGCTACGTCGACCCCGCGCTCAACGGCGGCGTCAAGACGCAGACCCAGGGCGACAAGGCCGGCTACGGCTGGACCGCCGACGCGCGCCGGCTCGACAAGGCGAAGCGCGTGTACATCGTCGAAAGCGCGATCAATGCGCTGTCGATCGACACCTGCGCGCTGCCCGGCGCAGCCGCGCTCGCGCTGCGCGGCCTGGCGAATGTCGACGGCATCGACTTCGCGTTCCTGCGCAGCAAGCAGGTCGTGATCTGCCTGGACAACGACGAACCGTTCGCGGACAACCACCCGCGCGCCGGCCGCCGCCCCGGCCCGGAAGCCGCATGGGCGCTCTACGAGCGGCTTACCGCGCTGAACATCAGCGCCGTGCTCGTCGACCAGGCCGGCTGGCTCGCGGACCTCGCGGACGGCGAGACGACTCAGAAGCCCATCAACGACGTGAACGACTACCTGCAACTGCGCGGCCCGGCCGAGCTGCAGCGTGCGCTCGACCAGCTCGAACCGTGGCTGATTGCCGGCCTGGCCGGCGACGCCACGCGCCGCGGCCGGCCGCGCATCTTCCTGCCGTCGCACGACTTCGCGCAGTACTGGCGTTTTCGCACACGGCCGGACTTCACCAGCTACATCACGAAGATGGACCGCAACGAGGAATCAGGCGTTGAAACGCCGGTCATGACGGATCTGTGCGGTTTCCGCATCGCCGGCATCAGCCGCGTGTCGGTCGCGAGCGCGACGTCGACGATGACGGGCGACGCCGACCAGGCGCCGACCGTCTACTTCGCCGTGTCGGTGCAGGCGCCACGCCACGGCGCGCAGCTGATCCGCCGCGTGATGCTCGACGACCAGCTGCACAACGTCGACCAGTGGGGCAAGTTCGGTCCGATCTGGGCGCCGGCGCCGTTCAAGCGGATGGTGAACATCCTCGAACGCGGCGCCGACCTCGGCGCGCGCCAGGCGGCGAACTTCGTCGGGCTCGCCTGGCGCGACGGCCGCCTGATCGTCAACGAAGGCCCGGACTGCTACTTCACCGAAGCGGACAAGCAGTGTCCGTATCACAACCTGACCTTTCCAAGCGGCCTCGCCAGCGACGCGCGCCGCGTGATCGCCGCCTATCAGACGACGTTCAAGCAGAACGCCGCGACGATCCCGCTCGTGTGGGCGCTCGGCGGCCACCTGAAGGCGCTGCTCGGCTTCTGGCCGCACCTCACGATCCAGGCGAACAAGGGCGCGGGCAAGTCGACGCTGATCAAGCGGCTCGAACGCTCGCTCGCGTTCACGATGTTCTCAGGGCAGTCGCTGCAGACCGAGTTCCGTCTGCTCACCAGTATCAGCCACACGAGCCACCCGGTCGGTTGGGAAGAACTGTCGGCACGCCGGCAAGACGTGATCGACAAGGCGGTCGGGCTGCTGCAGGAGAACTACCAGTACACCGTGACGCGGCGCGGCACCGACATGACCGAATACCTGCTGTGCGCGCCGGTGATGCTGGCCGGCGAGGACGTGCCGGTGCGCAGCCTGCTCGGCAAGCTGGTGCGCACGACGCTGACCGGCAAGCGCGGGCCGCTGCTGCCCGACGACCTGCCGCGCTTCCCGGTCCGGCAATGGCTCGAATTCCTCGCCGGCCTGGACAAGCGCGCCGTGCTCGACCAGTACGGCACGCTGCGCGACAAGGCGCTCGCCAACTGCCGCGCGAGCGGCGAAGACGACGGCGCGCGGCGCATGGCGGGCAACTATGCGGCCGTCGCCCTCGCCTGGCGCTACCTCTGCGAGTTCGCCGGGATGGACCCGAGCGAAGGCGACTTCCCGCGCGACCTGATCGCCGAGATGAATGGCCACGTCGCCGAGACGAGCGCCGATCGCGAGCCGTGGGTGTGGATCATGGAAACCGTGCTGTCGGAGATCGACGGTGGCAACTACAAGCATCCGTACACGTTCGACACCGTCGACGGCGAGTTCTGCCTGCTGCTGCGCACCGGGCACGCGATGGATCACCTCGCGCACACGAGCGCGCTGCGCGACAAGTGGAACGGCCTGCCGGTGAAGTCCGACCGCGTGTTCAAGGCGCAGCTCAAGCACGCCGGCGTCGTGGTCGGCGAGAAGGAGGTCGAGCGGCGGATCTTCACGCGCCGCGTGCCGTATCTGACACCGGTTTCGCTCGAGCGCCTGGCAGCTTTCGGACTTCACGTCACCGTGCGCGAGGATCTGACACGCGATGCCATGGAGGGCGCATGACGGCTTCCACGCCCACACGGCCTCAGCGCGGCCGTGCCCTTTATCCGCAACTTTCCGGCCGCGTAGCGGCCTTGGATTCGGGTTTCCGGTGCGTGCGCCGATGCGCGCAGCAATCGGCACACGCGATCGCGCAGCCGTCGCCCTGCTCGCTTCCCCCCGTCCCCCCCGCGAGTCGAAACGGCCGGCAAAAAGCGCAGACCGAGAAAGGGCGGGGCCGCGTGGGTACTATTTTCCACGGGGGACGGGCAGGCAGTGCAAAAAACTCGTGGTTTTCGGGGGTGTTCGCTCGTAAGTCATTGATTCTGGAAGCGACACACGCCACGAGTCACCCGGTTTTTGCCACGAGTCTGGCCATTTTTGCCATTAATCCGGATTTCCGGCTGTTTGCCGCCGCCCATTTCTTCCCTCTCTCCAAATTATTGAAAAAGAAGAAGAAAAAGTACGTAGAAGGACAGGGAATCAGTCGAAAAGCCGTGCCACGAGTCGGGCGCGTTTTGCCACGAGTTGCAGACGTTGCCTATTTTTTAGGCCACGAGTTAGAAGGGGATGCCACGTGTAATTCGTGGCAACCAGTGGCGCGCACAACCATTACAAATCAAAGACTTGAACGCATTTTTTGTGGAAACCACGAGTCCACGAGTTGTTCTGCATGCCCCTCTCTTTCGCGATAAAAATCACCATGCAAGAATATTCAGGCCGCGGCCCGCAGCGCGGCGTCGGCGCGTATCTCGGCCGACAAGAACTGCGCGAATTGACTGGCACGCCACAACGCGCGCGCCAAATCCTGTGGCTCGCTCAACAGGGTTGGCCGCATGTCGTCGACGTCCACGGTCGCGTGTTGGTCGCACGCGCTTTCCATGACAAACAGATGGGCATCATCGAATCGAAACACGCACGCGCTCGGCAGATCACCGCGTCCGCATCGCTCAACCTCGGCAAAGTGTGATGGGGCGTAGAGCACAAACCGCGGGAGCGATCCCGCGCTTCCGGTCGCGCACGAACGCCGACGGCACGCTGCGCTACTACTACGACCACGGCGAGGTCGACGGCCGACGCTTTCTCGAGCCGCTCGGCACTGATCGCGTCGTCGCACTTCAACGATGGGCCGAGCTCGAAGGAAAGCGTGCGCCGTCGTCCGAAACCACGCGGCACACGTTCGCGATGCTCGATCGCGCGTATCGCCAGCGTGAGCTGCCGCAGAAATCCGCGGCGACACAGCGCATGTACGATCTGTTCCTGTCGAGACTCGCGGCTGTCATCGGCGAGCGCGAACTCGACACGCTCACGCCGGCCGACGTGGCGACCATCTGGCGGGCGACGGCCGAAAAGCGCGGCGTCGTGACCGCGAACCGCACCAAGGCCGTGCTGTCGCTCGTCCTCAACTGCGGTCGGCTGTGGGACATGATGACGATCGCGAACCCATGCGCAGGTGTGCGCGGCAAGAAAGAGACGGGCCGCCAAAACGTCCTCATCGATGACGAGCTATATGCGTCCGTCTACGCCGTCGCCGACGAGCCGCTACGCAATGCGATGGACCTGGCCGATCTCTGCGCGCAACGCCCCTCCGATGTCCTGGGCGTGAAGCGCTCGAACATCGTGAAAGGCAACCTGATCTTCCGCACGCGCAAGACTGGCGCGTTCGTCACCATCCAGATCACCGGCGACCTCGAGGCGCTGATCGGTCGCCTGCTCGCCTGGCGTGGCTCAAAGGTCGACGTCTCGCCGTACCTGCTGCGCGACGAGGAAGGCTTTCCCCTCACGAAGGGCAAACTCCGGTCGCGGTTCGACAAGGCCCGCGAAAAGGCCGGCATCGAGAAGGCGAAATTTCAGTTCCGCGACCTCCGCGCGCGCGGCGTGACGCATAAGACGATCGACGAAGGATTGGAGGCGGGGCAGCGCCTGGCGGGACACAGCGGGCCAGGCATGACAGCGCGCTACGTGCGCGGCACGCGGCCTGTAAAACCGTCCCGCTGA